ATCAAGATCATATTCTTTTTGATCGTTTGGTAAAAATATTGGATTAGTAAAAGGAGAGTAGGCTGAATATTGTCCGTTTTCAAATTTCCATCTGTATGCAAATCTAACAAATTTATCTTTATATATTTCGTTACCATCAAATGCTAAATTATTTGTTTGATTAAAATCAAATTCATATTGCACTTTAGGAGCATGCACAGGCTTTTTTCTAATTAAAGTAACATCAGATTCTATAAAACCTGTAGAGTTAATTTGTGTTGTTGTTGTATATTGAGCGTTGCCATTACTATCTAATGATCCTGATTTAAATGCCGAGGAATCAGATATATCAATTATTTTTGGTTCATAAACGCCATCTGTAAATATAAGAAAGTTTTGTATTATTGTTATACCTGTAATTTTTTTATCAAAATTTAAAACCTTTATAGGCCTACTTTTATTTTCTATTAATACAGGTAAAAATCTACCGTAATCATAGCTATTATCTCCCGCTTCTCCAACAATACCCGGCAGTGTATATTCAACAATAGCGTCTACCGATGTTCCTTTAATAAGTAAATATATTTTTTCAGTTTCAGTATTTTCTATTACTGCAACACAACTACCTCCTAAATTAAGGCTTTTAACGTATTTTTTAGTTGTGCTATTATAACCAACATACCTATTACCTAGTATATTCTGAACAGTACCCGCATCACTTGCTTCGCTACTTGATATTTGAATATTATATGCATCTCTATATTCACCTTCTGGCAAAATCCTTTCATCAAGGTCTTTATTCATTCTTCCCCTAAGGAATGTTTTTTTAATTTCTGGCATTTAATTAATGTTTAAGATGCTTAGATTTACCTCTCATAATTTGAGATAACTCATTTAATTTAATATTTGATAATCTTAATTTTGCATTACGCATTGCTGCTCTTCTTTCTCTTCTAAATCTATTTACAATATATTCAGGAACGTTTGCTTTAGCAGATAGTATAGCGTGTGCTACATATTTATAAACAGCTTCTTCAGCCATTTTATGTATTTGCATTTCTGCATCAGTACCAAGTCCGTCTGATACATAATGTAATAATAAGTTTTTACCTGAAAGATTACTACTAAATCCAAATTTACCGTTTACTTCGTCATGGACAAACACCCCGTTTATTTGTAAGTTTTCTGGATCTGAACCATATCTTCTACCATAACCTATTATACTATCACTATAAGTTGGATTTTGTGCGAAATAATCTTTTGAGCTTGATGAACCAAGCGAAGGATTTGTTTCAATACCTTCAAAGCTTTTAGTAATTTCTGCATCTGCTAATAAAAGAGAATTATCATTATCATATAAATAAGCAGAATCTGTATCTTGTAAAGCGGATTTAGATGGCCTAGATGTTTGGCGAGCTGGATATATTGTTCTTTCAAGACCATTATCATCTGCCCATGCTAATTTTACATAATTAACATAATCTTGTGGAACCGGCAAAGATAAACTTGCAGGTATTGTTACTTCAAATATTTTTTCAACTCTAGTTATATCATAACTAAATTCTTGTATTGCTCTTTTACAATGAAATAATACATCTAGCTTTCTTGCGTTATCTATAATTTTACCATCACCTACATAAGATACCATAAAGTTATTAACTATATTATCTAAAGATATGTATCTATAATTTCCTGTATTAGGATTTTCTAATAATACTTTTATAATTACACCATTTCCAGGTGCTGTAGTAAATGTAATAACTCCTGTGCTTGAGTTGTAGCTATGTAAATCGTCATCAACCTCTATACCATCAAGAAAAACTCTAAATTTTGATTCAGCTGTTGGCAATGGAGTAAAAGTTAATGTAAAAGTAGTATCACTTCCATCACCTGTAAAAAGCTGTTCGCCTTCGTAATATTCTCTTTCGCTTTGTGTTATTAGTCCCATTTATTAAGATTTTTCTTGTTGTATTTTTTTAGTTTCTTTTGCATCCGCTAGCTGAGCTATTGAAGGATCTTTAATACTAACCCCAGCATATAATAATATTTTTAATACAAGATTTGTTTCTTCAGAGTCATGAAGTTCTGGATCTGTTGAATTGCTTGCATCATATAAAGCATTACCTACAACAGTTTGAGAAGACCAAGCTATTTCATTAGGTTTTCTAATATATGTAGCTGTTATAAGTGAAGTTATACTACTAGGATATACAGTTATACTCCATACTGATGAAGTGGTTTGTATATTCTGTGCATAAACGGGATTAGTTGTTGAGGGTGCTGTTAAAGGAGAAAGTGTATATTCTAATAGATTTTTTTGGTCTATTTCTTCAACAGGTGTTGTGCTGTTATATATTACCGTGCCTAATTTATGTAAATCAGTTGGCATAGTAAAATAACTTGTTGTGTATGTAAGAGTAGCAGAAGTTTTGAATTTGCTTATTCTTTCATTAATAGTTTTTACTAAGTTACTGTATTCAGTATCTTTTTTTGGCAGTCTTTCATATTGATTTAGGTCAAAGAAATACTGTTCGAATATTTCAAGCTGTGCTTGATTAGCGAATAAATTAAATTCTTGTGGTGATATATATCCACGATTTTCTTTGTTAAGAATAGCTTGTACTCTTTGATAAACTGTATCTATGCTAATTGCCATATTGTTTTTGTTATTATAATATAAGGCCACAATTATAGCAGCCTTATACTATAATTATGACTTATTTAAGTCTTTTTTCAATTGCATTGTAAATTTCAAGACCTTCATCAGTTTTGAAATACGCTGCTAATGCACTATATGGATTTTCTTCATAAGGTACTGTAACTAATTTTTTATTAGTTGCTCCCCACATAAAAGTTCTATTATCAGGTGATAGCTTTATAATTGAAGCTTCAACCGCTCTAATACCCATATTTCTAATATTTATGTTTTCGTCATTTGCTAATTCTAAGAACAGAATAGGATCTCTCTTAGCAATATTAATCAAATCACGTCTAAGTTCCTTAGAAGTCATCTTAGATGCCTTATTTCCAGCCTCTGTACGTACTATTGCCTCTATTTGGTCAATTTCCATGCTCATTGCCGCATTTAAAGCTTCAATTTCTAATTCCATCATATCTAACTCATCTTCCGCTACCGCTTCAGGATCAAATTCAAAAAATAAAGATCCTCTTTGAGGGTGATATAATGATAAAAGTTTTTGTAAAGTTTGTTTTTGTTTAGGCACTGCTAATGTACCGTCTACAAAAGTTATGTGTTCTAATTTAGCGTCACCTTTAAATTCATCAACAAATGGTGTTTTTTGATTTGTTGTATACTTAAGTTCTCTTTCATATCCTTTATCTTCATCAAAATAAAATATATTAGAACTTTTTATTGTATATGTTAATGGTGCTAAACCATCTTTAAGGGCATAAACCCTATCTTTTACAACCCAAGAAGGTTTTGTTTCTTTTGGTTGTTCAACTATTTTTTCAACCACAGGTTCTTCAATAGCTTTTGGAGCCTTTTTGGCTTTTGTTTTTTGTGTCATGATATAATATAATAAAAGTTAATAAAAAGTAAAGCTAGGGCGATAAAACACGCCCCGCTCTACTGTAATAAATATTAAGAAGTAAGTAACATAAAGTTGTTTGCACCTTGTGTAACTAAACATCTTTCTGATAGGTAGTGAACCTCCATTGCATCTAGATCTGATGTGATGTTTCCACCTACTGATCCAGTTGTCCAAGATTTCATTTTTCTATCGTCAGCTGCTGAAGCTCTATATCTAACGTGTAAGAAAGGTCTCTTAATGTTTTTACCAAGTGTTTGGTCATAAACAGTAGATGTACCAGCCGGTACAATTATACCTCTTATATCGTTTTCAATAATACCTCTTGTTGAAGCGTCATTTAAGTATTTCCAGTCAGTTTTGTAGAAGTCATAAGAACCTCTTCTAAAACCAGAAAAACCTAAGTTAAGCGCCATATCTTCGCTGTTAGAGAATACACCGTAAGATGTACCGCCTGCACCGTAAGAATTTTGCGTAGCTAACATATCATCAATTGCTAGAGATACGTCTCTATTGATAAATAACATGTTTTCTTCGATTGCACCTTGGGCATCAAACTTCTTAAGAATGTTATCAAACGAACCTAAGTCATCTGTTGGAGATGTACCAGCGATACCAGTTGTAATGTGACCTCTTGCAGTTACTGCTGCAAAAAGACCTTCTGTACCTGCTGTGTCATTAGCCGCTGCAGTTCCAAGTAGTGAATCAACACCACCATTTGCTTTAGCTAGTTCACCTTCAATCATTGCCATTTCAAGGTTATCCTCGAATCTTGTTCTTGTATCACCTTCAGCTTTTAAATACCATAGGTAACCAGATTGTCCATTTTCTCCTGTTACTTCAACCCAACCAATTTGAGAAGCGTCAGATCCTGATACTTCGTATTTATCTTTAATGATAATTGGTTTGTTAGTTAAAGAAGCAAAAGATGGTTGTACCGCGTTGCTCATTCCGCTAGTTCCTTTCTTAAATTCAGAACCGAATACGAATAAGTCACACGTTGCTGTTCCGTCATCGTCAGTTGTTACGAAACCAGATACAGCACCAACAGTTGCACCTCCTGAATAAGGAATTGCAGTTAATGTTGTGTTGTCAGCTGCAATCGCAGAAACATACGCTTTAATTACTGTAGGAGAAGTTTGGTTATCGCTAAGTACGATAGTTTGACCAACTCTTACTGCGTGAGTTCCTGAAGATGCAATTGTAATTACACCGGTGTTAGCTACTGCTGCACCTTTGTAGTGTAAGTGTAGTCTACCTTGCTCAGACCAAACAACTTGATCAGAAGTCATAGGCATTTCAGCGCTTACCATTCTTAAGAAAGAAGCTATAGATCTGTTTCCAAATACTTCTACTTCTTGCTCATATAAGTCTGGTAAATACTGCTGAGACCAATCGTTAGAACCACCTGTAAAAGATAGGTAGTTAGACGATAATGTCTGTTTAGCTGGTGCTGGCGTTGAGTTCAACGAGCCTCCAGCTGATGGAGTTATTGCTGCCATTTTATATTTTAATTTTAATTAATGTTGTCTAAGTTTAATTTTAAGTTTTGAACTATCATCACCCGAAATCGCTCTTACTTTTAATCCATCAGATTCGACAACACCAGTTTTACGAGGATCCATATTTATATTTTTAGATTCTGCATTTAACTGTTTTATAGCGTCGGTCTTACCTTGTTCATAAAAATGATTTGCAATTTCATCTGCATTGTCTGCAACGAAAAGAGCTTTATGATAGCCTGAAGCATCTTTTAACATATTATCTTCACTGATATATTTATCAAGTACATTTAATATGTTTGCTTGTCTATCTTGAACTTCTTGCTTATCTTTAACATTAAATCTATATTTTTTATCACCTACTTTAAATTCAAAACCTTTAAATTCTTCGGTAAATACTTTTTTAGATTCATTATTAAAATGAGCAATTTGCTTTTCTTGCAACTTTTGCTGTTCTGATTGTTCGTTATTATAAGTATTGAAAAACTCGATTGCTTTTTGTTGATCATTGGTTAACTTAGAACCCAACTTGACTTCTTCGTAATATTTGCCCTTTAATCCTTCCAAATAACTCTTAGCTTTTGCAATTTCTTCTTTATAAGCGAGTTTTTTACGCTTAATATCTCTTGGTTCATCAATTTCTTCATCAACATTAAAATTATCTTCAATTAAAAAATCAATTTCATCTTTTGTAAGATGTGATTTTGTTTGATTATAATATTGATATAAAAGAGTTGAATCATCAATGTTAGAATAATCTTGATTAATTTTTACATAATCTTCTAACGTTCCACCAGTATCATTCATAAATTCTACAACTTTTTGAATGTTTTCTGGTAATGGAGTTGCTGTATCTTGTGATGTTTGAACAGCTTCTTCTATTTCTTCTTTAAGTTCCTCTACAGGATCTTCTTGTTTTTCTTCAGGTTCTTCCTTAGTTTCTTCTTCAATTACTTCTTCTAAAGTTAATTGATTTTCTTCTTGCTGTACTTTTTGCAATTCCACTTCGGTTTCTTCCCCTGTTTTTTCATCCGTGCCGCTTCCGCGTAACACGCTTTCATCTGTGCTTTGTTCTTGAACGGCATCTGTTTCTTCTTTAGTTTGTCTTAAATCTACTTTAGTTATAGATTCTTCACCTATATCAGCACCCATTTTTTTGAGTACTTTTGTTTCTTGCTCTGCAGTTGATAAATTTTCATCTTCAACTACAGCCGCTTTTACTTCTTCTGACATAATATAATATAATTAGTTGTACTCTTTTAATAAGGTAAGAATACTTTTACCTTTAAATTCCTTGATATGCTACTATAGTTCCTGAGTTCACATCAATTTCAGTCCATCGACCGTAGATTGTTACGCCCTTTGGGAATGTAACACTATCAACAACTATACCATTTGCTCCAGCACCAATGCCTTCAGTATTAATATATGTTGTTGCGCTTTCAGCAACTAACCCGCTCGCACTATCAAAAACTGTATCTGTTAACATTGTTATTGCCACAAAAACATTTCCTGATGTAGGAGTTATTGCATTTGAACTTGCTGTTGTATATGTTGAACCGTTTATACTGCCAGTCCAATCATTTCTTGGTATTTTACTCATTGTTTATTATTTATTTATTATTTTGGTTCAAATTGTTCTAAACCAAACCCACCTAAATTATCAAAACCAGCTGATTCAAACTTTTTTGGCGGTGTATTATTCTTTCGTTGTTGTATAAGTTCAGATTGTTGAGAAGCCTGTATTTTTGTTCTTTCATCTTTCCTGTCTTCTTTATACTTCTCTTTATCTTTAATTACATTTAAATCAGCGTCTTTAAGTTGCATATTCATTTCAAATTCTCTTTGCATTAACATCATCTTAATTTCAGCCTCTCTTTCCATTTTTTGAGAATCTAATTGAGCCTCTACTTGAGCTAACTGAGCTTTACCTTGTGTTATAACTTGTTGTTTTTGCGCATCTGCTTGTGCTGATGCTTGAGCTGCTTGTGCATTTGACTGAGTTTGCATTTGAATATTTTGTTGTTGCATTGCTCTATCTTGCTCAAATTTTCTTTTTCTTCTTAATTTTAATAGCTGATTTGCAAGTTTTAAATTTTTAGTTTCTCTAATATCTATAGCGTCCTCTAAATTAATTTGTTCTTTTTGAAGAGACATTTGTATATTATTTTCTAATAATTGTTTTTCTTCTTCATCAGGAGCTAATTCTAAAAATATACCAAAATCATGCAATTGCAACTTTTTCATTTCATCTAAAGTTCCTACATTAGTTTTACCTATTGCTTTAATAAATGATTCTTTTGTAGGGCTAAACTCTAAAACATCTGATATTCTTAACGAAACAGCTTCTGCGGTTTTCAACGTTAAATATAATCCTCCTTGCAATATATGTCTTGTTGCTGTATTTGAATTTGCTGCAGCAATTTTTTGCAATCCTACTAATGCGTTTTTATCTGGTGTTGAACCATCTCTTGCTTCGTTTAATCCAGTCACATCTCTTATCATTTGTAAATAATAATTATATGAATTAATTAAACTAGATATTTTAGACTGCGATGCAGAAGATTGTAATTCTTGTATAGGAACTCTACCATTATTAAACTCGCCATCTTGTGTCATTGACCTACCTATAACAGAACCTGTTTGAAAATACATATTCAATGCTTCCTGCGCATTATAATTTGTTCCATTACCTAAATCTATTTCAGCAATACCATCAGCATCTAAATAAACACCATCTGGCACCATTCTTGATAATACTTGCTGTAATTTTAAATGTGTTAATTGAATCATATCAGCAAATGTAGTCATTCTGCTCACAAGTGATTCAACTTTGCCTTTATACATTCTAGGTGCAATTATATTATAACTAAACTGTGCTTTTACAGTATCAGCTTTTGGCCTAGTCATATTTTCAGCTAATTGCCATTTTAATATTTTATCTGTACCTACAATTTTAGCACCTTCATATATTACTTCAATTGTTCTATTTACTTTTTCAAATCTAGATCTTTGATCTTTAGGTGGATTAAATGTATCATCTTTTTTTATTGCTTTTTTAGCGCCTGTAGAAGTTTCTTTTATTTTATGTACTTGGTCTTGATATGTTTTATATTCAAAGTACAATACGTAAGCATAAGCATTATCTTCAGAATCAGCAGTTTGATATGCTTTGTTGTATAGTTTAGTGCTGCTACCTTGGTTTTCAAGATCTTTTTTAATATCTTCATCGGTTAAATTAGGAAATTGTTTTTTAAGATCAACAATAGAAACTCTTCTTATTTCACCCACATAATATATATCATCAAAATAAGGTGAATCAGTATATGAATGAACTAAATCAGCTGGATCAACATATTTTATATTTATACCTTCTGATGTTGTATACTCATTTTTAACAGCCCCCATACCAACAACAGCTATATCATAATCAATTCTTTTTTTAATTAAATCATATTTATTATGATCAAAAACATTACTGATAGCCTCCTCTTCTGCTATTTCAACAGAATCTTTGTATTCAAGCTGCATGTGTAAATTTAATTCTTCTTCGTTCTCAGGTAATGTATCTGGATCATTTTCATATATATTTATACCTAATTCATTATATACTGAATCTGAAAACTGAACTGTACGCATGTCTTTTAATAATGACTCCACATACTCTGTCCTTTTTTGAACAGATGCTGGATCTTGAGAATATGCTTTTATATCATACATTCTTTCTGCAATACCATTAACAACTATATCTACAAATTTAGGTATAATTGGCACAGGCTTCCAATCTAAGTTTAAATATGATAAATCACCATTTATAGATAATTCATCTTTATATTTTTGTATTGACTGCTCTCCTCTTGCGTATAACCTTAGTCTATGAAAGTTATCTCTATTAGCATAATATTTTGTTGACCCCGAGTCTCTTTTAAACCATTCAGATTCAATTGCCTTAGCGACACTTAAACCATAAGCGCTCCCTGCTTTTTCTCCGCTTGATACTGCTTGAGAGGGGAATATACCTGTTGATGATGAATCCATTTATTTTATTATTTTTGAAATGTTTCCTTGATTGTTGTATTTTTTAAAGCCAAAATCTAATACTTTAGTTTGCCTTTGTTGTTTTGGTTCATATAAGTGTCTGTTGTTTGCAATTATTGCAAGCCCTGAACTTATAGCTGCATCATGTTTAGTCCTATTGTTTATATTAAATTTAGACCAATCATTTAATGTTGTATTAAAATATATATTACCGTAACTTCCATCTTCTTGTAGCCCTACATATTTATCTATATATGATTCAATAGCTGCGGCATGTATTTGTTTTATGTCTTCTGATGAATTAGGTATACCTCCTATTTCTCTTTCTGCTACAGATAATTTGTTTGCTGTTTTATCTGGTCTGTTCATTGAGTAACCTCTATATCCTCTTCTTTTTATATAATATAAAAGTCTTGGTTTGTTATTTTCCGCAAGAAGTGGCATACCATAAAATACTAATGCCATTAATACATCTTCAAAAAATATTTCTGCTGTTTGCGGTCGAGCTATATATTCTAAAAAAAACGTATTAGAAGGTGCATCTTCCATACTAAATTTAGTTAATCCATGCAAAGCTCCTTTAGATCCTTGACCAT